AGATTGAGTTTATTGACGGCGAATGGAAAGAAGTATCTCGCAATCCTATTCCTGCACCAAATGGCGACGAAAGCTATTGTGAAAAGAACTGGATGCCGGTAAATGATATGCCATTCCATTTTGTAAAATGGACAAACCCAACTCAGCTTGTAAAATACGATATTGAAGAAAAAACATGCGTAGATGTTGTTAATGATCCAGACAGATATGAAAAATACAGCCAATTTGATTTTAGAGGTGGTTCTCAAGTAATCCGCATCAATGAACAGCAGAGAATGGCTATTGTTCATGAAACAAATCTATTACGAGATCCTTTCCAAAGGAAGGACGGTTGTTATAATCACAGAGTTGTAATATGGGATAATGATTGGAACATTGTCCATGTATCGAGAAGCTTCCACTTCTTAGGAACATATTACGATCATGTAAAGAATACCGATTACAATATTGAGTTTGTAACTGGCGCTGCTATTTTAGATAAAGATATTCTAATTTCGTTTGGTTGGCAGGATAATGCAACTTATATATTGAGAATGCCACTTAAAGCATTTGAGAATTTCTTGAGAGGTTAATATGAAATTTGAAAACCTAAATTTGTTGAATGATGTTGTAATGGATTATGATAATCCTGAAAAGATATATAAACTTGCGTTTGAATATGATAAGCTTAAACAAGGTGCTGCAGCGTTTGGCTGGTATCTTCGTGCAGCAGACATGTCAAAAGGCGACACGTTTGAATCTAAATGGCTTCAATATAAATCTATTCTTCGTGGTGCTGCAATATTTGATAGAGCTGGGCATAGAGATCATACAACTGGTGGTTTATATAAGATGGCTATTCAAACCTTGCCTGATAGGCCTGAAGCGTATTACCTGTATTCTAAATGGCAGATGGACAGAAGTGATTGGAGAGAAGCTTTAGTATATTCTAAGATGGGATTGAATTGTAATCACGATCCTATTGTAGACCCTGATCTTGAGTATCCAGGTGTGCTTGGACTGCAATATGTAAATGCAATGTCTGAATGGAAAACAAACGGCAGAGATGATTCTAAGAATCTATTGTTTGATTTGAAATATAAGAATAAGCTTGATTCTGTTACAGATAATGAAGTGACCGGTGTTCTCAACAACATTGGGTACCCAAGTACGTTGACTTATACTCCAGAACTGCACGAGAAATGGAGATGGAAGTTTGATGGCCAAGAATCAATTGAAAGAAATTATTCAAGACATTTTCAAGATATGTTCGTTTTGGCCTTTACAAACGGTAAGAAACATGGTACATTTATAGAGATAGGTTCAGGACATCCTGAGCTTTACAATAATACTTTGTTGCTTGAGAAAGATTTTGAATGGAAAGGGTTGTCAATCGATAATTCAGAAAGATTTTGTTCTCAATTTTCAAGATCTAGAAATACAACTATCATCCAAGCTGAAGCAGATAAGATTGATTACAGCATGTTGTTTAAATCAAATTGTGTAGAAAACTTTGTTGACTTTATAAGATACAACGCAGACTCTGCTTCTCTTACTGCTCTTCAAAATACTCCTTTTGATAAGTATGAATTTACAGTAGTTCAATTTCAGCATAACGCTTGCTGGTGGGGAGACGAGGTAAGAGCTAAGTCTCGTGAGATATTAGGTAAGATTGGTTATGTTTTATTAGTGCCAGATGTTGCTATTAACGAGACAGATAACTATGAAGATTGGTGGGTGCATCCAGGATTCCTTACACCAATCAATGAGAGAATGAAAGCTCCAGAAGATACAAACTTTGCTTGGAGATATATGATGAAGGAATATAGAGTATGAAACCAGTAATTGTCACAGGCGGATTTGATCCAATTCACTCAGGCCATATTGAATACTTCAAACATGCAAAAGAACTTGGCAGTATTTTATTTGTTGGTGTAAACAGCGATGAATGGTTAACTCGTAAAAAAGGTCGCCCGTTTATGCCACTTGAAGAAAGAATGGCAATCATTAAAGAGATTGGATGTGTTGGCCATGTCTTTTCATTTAATGACGATGACGATACTGCTATTGGCGCTATTGAGTATGTAAAAGAACAAGCACCAGGAAATTCTAAAATTGTGTTTGCAAACGGCGGCGACCGTACTAAAGACAATATTCCTGAGATGGTATTCGATGATGTGGAATTTGTTTTCGGTGTCGGCGGTGAAGATAAGAAGAATAGTTCATCATGGATTCTGTCGAACTGGGATAAACCAGAAACTCAACGCAAATGGGGTAAATATAGAGACCTAGATCAAAATGGGCATTGGAAAGTAAAAGAACTATCAATTGATTCTTCATTGAGCGACCAAAGACATTTTCATAGATCTGAGCATTGGCATATTGTTGACGGTGAACTAGAGATGATTCTTGAATTCTCAAACGGTTATAAGACTTCTAAGATCTATAAATCTGGAGAAAGTATTGATATTCCTCTTAATACTTGGCACAAAGCTACCAATGTGGGCGAGAATTCTTGTAAAGTGATCGAAGTTTGGATGGGAGATACTTTGTCTGAAGAAGACATTGAAAGAAGATAATCATGTTTCTTTATAAATAAGAATGAAATGTCTTTAATCCCAAAAAACAAGGAGAAAGCGAATGGCTTTTCAATTATCTACTGCGGTAAGAAACGCTACATTGTCCGCTATTGAGACTACAGTGGGAACAACACCTATTCTAACTATCTCAACAGATTCACCACCTACAGACTGTTCTACAGCAAACACAGGTACGGTTCTAGCTACAATGAGTCTACCTGCTGACTTTATGCAAAACCCAGCGAGCGGCGTAGTGCAACTCTCAGGCACTTGGCAGGACCTTTCTGCAGATGCAAGTGGTACAGCAGGACACTTCAGAGTTTTCGACAGCACAGGTACTACGTGTCATATGCAAGGTACTATTACAGCTACTTCAGGTGGCGGTGACATGGAACTTGATAACACAAACATCGCGGTCGGTCAGCAGATCCAAATTACAGCGTTTACAATTACTGCCGGTGGTGCATAAAAGGACTAGTTAAATGTCCGCAAACGGAGTATTCGCAGCCGCGCTTGGATTTACTCTTGATGGTGAAGGCGATGTAAAGATTGTAGCAGAGTCGTATGGCGCTGTTAATAATCCAATCACTCCTACTTTCCAAGGGTCAGCAATTAATATCGTAGATGGCCAGCTTAACAGCAGCCTTGACTTTAGTCTCTATGCAGAATCTAAGGTCCGCGTTGGCGCGTTTGCTAGTACCGTAGATTACACAGCAGCTGCTTCAGGTAAAACTCTCGTAAATGGCGGAGCTAATAATCTAATTATTAGTTTCTCTCCAAGCGGTACTGAAGGCGATATCATTGTTGAAGGCGAAGCAGCACCAGTAGGAACCATTACATTTGGAGTCGCTGCATCTGCAAGCGTTCTTGTTGCTGCAACTTCTCAACCTATTACTGAATTTACATCTTCTAGTGCAGGCGAAGTAATTGTTAAGGGTATTGCTAATGTACCTCTTGATTTTACTACAAATCCACAGACAGAAGGCGATGTTCTTGTAGAGGACACTGGAGCCGGAGCTGCGATTGGATTTACTCTTGATGGTGAAGGCGATGTAATCATTACAGGTGGAGCAGCAGCCACGTTTAATATTACAAATGAATTTGCAGGCAGACATGTTTATCCTATATTCCCCAAAGCTAACAATGAAATATCATTTACGCTAGCTTCGACGGGCCAACTACCAAACCACGGTAGATTAAATCTTTCATACTCATTTGATTTCTCAGGTAGACTTGCCCAGTTTAGTTTAGGCGACGGAGGCGGTTCTATTGGATTCACCTTTAAAGGTAAGGGTGTTAATGTTACAGAACACATATACAGCAGAGATGGTGTAAATGGATTGGCGTTTATTGGAAACGGATATAACGGTGTTACCATAAACCAACCTGATAACGGTGTTAAATTGTTAGCCAATGGCACTACTGATGTAAAACTACTACGTTAGTAGTTTAATAAATAAAAGTAAAATACTCGGAGAAAAGCGCAATGGCAGCTACTTTTTACATAAAGCAGAATGATACGGCACCATCTATTGAAGCTGTCTTAACAGACTCGAACGATAGAGCTAGATCGCTGGCAACAGCATCTGCGGTTAGATTTCATATGAAAAGAGAAAACGGCGCTGTTGTGATATCAGCTGGCACAGGTTCTATTGTGAATCCTGGAAAGGGAATCGTGAAGTATGAATGGCAGTCCGGTGATACAAAAAATGTTGGTACACATACTGCGGAGTTTGAAGTTGAGTATTCTAACGGGCAGATAGAAACATTTCCCAACTCGAGCTATATCAAGGTAATTGTTAAAGGCGAGTTGGCGTAAGGGGATTAAATATGGCACAGCCAACATCAAGAGAAGAATTCACAGAATATGTCCTAAGAAAAATTGGTGCGCCGGTCATTCAAATTAACGTGTCTGATGAGCAGGTAGAAGATAGAATAGACGAGGCTATTTCTTTTTGGAGAGATTATCATTACAATGGAAGCCAATTAGTTTATCTTAAGCACCAGATTACTCAAGAAGATCAAGACAACGGATATATTACACTACCTCAGAAATTGCTAGGTATTCAGAAGGTATTTGATATTGGATCATCTATTTCTTCGGGCACAGGCATGTTTAATGTTAACTATCAGTTTGTACTTAATAACGTAAGAGACATTACTGGATACGACGTTTCATCGTATTACATGACTATGCAGCATATTGAATTTATGGCTGAGATTCTAGTAGGTAGACCTCTTATTAGATATAATAAACATATAAACAGATTGTATATTGATGCAGACAAAAGCAGAACTACTGTAGGGAACTATATCATTATAGAAGCTTACGACGTAATCGATGAAGATTTCTATGAAGAAGTTTGGACAGATCGTTGGCTGCAAAACTATTCTGCTGTTCTTGTAAGAGAGCAATGGGGTTTGAATCTTACTAAATTTAATAACATGCAACTTGTTGGCGGTGTTTCATTTAATGGAGAGCAAATTCTGGCGGAGGCACGAGAAGAAAGAAGAGCGATGGAAGAAGATGCCATTTCCTCGCTTCAACCACTAACGTACAACTTTATTGGATAAATCATGGCCACCAATGTTTTCTTCAGAAACTACGATAATTTCAACGAACAGAACTTAATCGACGATCTTGTTATCGAGTCGATTCAGATCTATGGCCTTGATCTTATCTATGTTACGAGATCTATCCAAGGTGAGGATAGCATCTTTAATGAAGACGATATGCCGTTGTATGATGAAACATTTAACTTCGAAGCTTATGTTAAAAATGTTGATGGATTTGAAGGTGAAGGCGATTTCCTATCTAAGTTTGGTCTTGAGATTAGAGACTCCGTTACCTTTACTGTTGCTATTCGTACATTTGAAAGATTTGTTACTAAAGAAGATCAAAATAAAGTACGACCTCTTGAAGGCGACATTATATTCTTCCCACTTAATCAGAAGATGTATGAGATTAAATTTGTTGAGCACGAGAGCGTATTCTATCAATCAGGCGCATTACAAGTATATGACCTACGCTGTGAATTAATCGAAGCATCAGGACAAAGATTCGATACTGGTATTCCTGATATTGATGATTACTTTACAATTAACAATATGGATGTTACAACGACCTCTAGATCTACCCTTACGGCCGTTTCCAACACATCAAACTCATTCGCTGATAACCTATACATTGAACAGGCTGCAGACGATATTTTAGACTTCTCTGAAACAGACCCGTTCAGTGAAGTACTTGATATTCAGGATTCATAAAAATGGCAATAGCAAATTACTTCTATAATCAAACAACAAGAAAATATGTTGCCCTGTTCGGTACACTCTTTAATCAATTAAAGATTAAAAGAACAACCAACGATGGAACTGCATCACAAGATATCATTGTGCCTCTTTCCTATGCTCCATTCCAAAAAGTATTGGCAAGGGTACAGCAAGACGCGAACCTTCTTAATAGTAGAAGAGCGGCAATTCAATTGCCTCGCATGTCTTTTGAAATTACAAATATGTTCTACGATCCTTCTCGTAAGATAAGCACTACAAGAAAAGTCTACACAACAAGCGCAGAAGATAATGAAGACAATAGAAGCATTCTTTATTCTCCTGTTCCGTATAATTTAGACTTCTCTTTGTACATCATGACAAAGTATTCTGAAGATGCTACAAAGCTTCTCGAGCAAATCATTCCATTCTTTACACCTGATTGGACTGTAACTGCAAGAATGATGGATGATATTGATCCAGTTGATATTCCTGTTGTTCTAAACGGTATTACCGTAGAAGAACTATATGAGGGTGATTTTGACACTCGCCAATCTGTTCTCCATACTCTTTCCTTTACACTCAAAGGTTGGTACTTTGGACCAGTCAAAGAGAAGAAAGTCATTAAATTTGTTGAAGCTAATCTATCATCATCTACCGCAACAGACGCTGAGTTCCAAGAACAAGTGCAAGTATATCCAGGCCTAAATCTTGATGGAAATCCTGTCACGCAGCCAATTGCTGCTGCACAAGGAGTTGCAACAATCGCAAATGGAGGAGTTTCTGGAGTTGCAGTTATAAGTGATGGTGAAGGATATGACGCTAACAACCTTCCCGGAGTTGCAATTACTCCTGCTTCTATCGTAACGGCAACAGCATCAGCAACAGTTATAAACGAGCTCATTACTTCTATAAACCTAACGGATACTGGTGGATACTATTCAACAGTTCCAAATGTTTCTATTTCAAATCCAGATGGGCCTGCTCAGCTGCCGGAAGCCACGGCTAATGTAAATGCTGGCATAATTGATTCTCTCGCGCTTACTGAGGGCGGAAGATACTATGCATTGCCCCCAACAGTTACTATTGCTCCGCCTCCATCTAACTCGCCTGTATTTAAATTTGGAGATGACGCGCTTTATCATCCGTCTAATCCTACCACAACAACAACACTTGGAAATCCGAGTTCAGACATAGATACTGGAGCAGATGACGGCTTTGCTCTTGAGTTTTGGTTCTATCCATTCAACGCTATCGGAAACAGAGTAATTCTATGGGGTGATAGATGGAAGGTGTGGTACAATTCATCAGCAGTGATTTACTCGTTTGGACCGAACAATATTTCATTAAACCAGCCTTTAAACATGAATCAGTGGAATCATATTCGCATTGAACATGTTAACGTTCTGGCAAGAATTACAGTAAACGGAGTTGTAAGTAATTTACAAAGTCCAGGTGGTGGAGCTATTAATAGAACTTTCCAAGTTATCAGAGCAGGTGCCGATCCAGCTCCTTCTAGTTCTATCGCATCAACATCTGTGAATGATGGTTTTTACGGCGCTATCGATAATGTTACTTTTGATGCCATTACAGAAATTACTGCAAACACAGTAATACCAACAGTTGCTTCTACTGGTAGTTTTGCAGAATATAATTTTGACAAAGATCTTGCAACAGCAAATGCTACTGTAACAGATGGCGAAGTTACTGCAGTTAATCTTATAACAAGCGGTTCAAACTACAATTCTCCACCTGATGTCTCTTTCAGCGCTGCAACAGGAAGCCCAAGCGATTATGCTGCTACCGCAACTGCTAATGTTAACAATGGTGTGGTTGATAGCATAACTGTTACTGACGCCGGAAAGTTTTATGTGAATCCAGTAATTACAATAGATCCTCCTGCATCTAACACAGCTACAGCGACGGCTGCTGTCGATGTTAACGGAAATATAAGTAGTATTACAATAACAAATGCTGGTAAGGGTTACCTTACGGCTCCATCTGTTACGATAGAAGCCCCAGCAAACAACACTATTTGGTATCAAGATATTGAAGAAGACGACGACTGGGGTGTCATTAGTGTAGTGGTTGATTATGAGGAATAAAGAATGTCAGATGATAGAATTGCTCAAAGCCTAGGGTTAACTCCTCTTAAAGAAGTTAAAGAGGAAGAAAACACCGCTCCTACGATAATAGAAGAACCGACTCCTCCTGCGATTGTTAGCGAGGGCGATGACGAGAATCTTCGTGATTTAGAGCAGGTACGACAAAATATACAAGGTGTTATGGAAACAGGTGAAGAAGCAATGAGAGAGATGCTTGAGATTGCAAAACAATCAGAACAGCCAAGAGCATTCGAAGTTGTTTCTACATTAATGAAAACTATGCTAGATGCTAACAAAGACTTTGCGGATATTTCAACTAAGAAGAAGTTTGCAAAAGAAGAATTAGACGCTCCAAAGCAGCAAGAAACAAATATTACAAATAACAATCTAATAGTATCAACAGCAGATCTTCTAAAAATGATTAAAGGCGAC